ACTTTGTTCTCAGTTTTGTATCACTGGAGAAGGAGTTTTCCAAAAGAACTTTCAGTGGTATGTAAGACTCTTTGTAGGTGCAATCAATGGAAAGCAAATATACAAGACTGAAGAATTCACTAATGGTTACATCTTTGCCTGATTATGTGTACCTTAGTTTTCTGGATTCTGATCATTTATGGTCTCAGTAAGTGGAAAGGATTGAGGCAATCTATTGCATCATTCTTCTATGGTATTGCAAACTTTATTGATGTAAAATGAGAATCATTCTTCTAGCACTCATCACCATCATTGGTGCAAATGTGTTCATTTCTGTAATGAACTCCAAAACACTGGATAACATTCAAGAGAGAAATGCTGCATTAGAAGCACTCATGAATCCTCCTTCATCTTCCATCAAATGACAACATCCAATCTCTCTAAAATCAAAACCAAACTTAGAACTAGTGGCAATGTTACTGGTAACTTTGGTAGACCTAAAGTAAAGACCAATGGTAACACAAACCTAGGGTTATCTGATAGACCCAAAGGATCAATCAGTGTGACTAGAGAGAAGGATTATATCATTAGATTGTATGATGCTTTAGATAAGACTACTGACCAAAGACTGAAGAAGTTTCTAACCTTTGAAATTAAGAAGTATCTCATCAAGACTAATCAATGGAAATGATAATCCTCTGAGAGAGGTTACGCTCAATTTATTAAACCCCCTTGACTATGTGTTACATATGGATTATACTATGTGTAACACACAGATTCTGTAAGTAATGCCTTTCTCCAGTAAGTATCCCACACTTGGTAAGACAGAACTCATGAGATTTCCAATCAATTGCAGAGACAATCTGAGGATGATTGTAGATGAATATGAGAGAATTGCTTCCACAAGAGGGATAGAATTTCTGGATCAAATGCAAAGGAATTTGGAGAATAGTTTGGAGAGAATACAGTGATCTATATGTTACACACAGTTTCTATGTGTAACACATAAGAACCCTAGTATTTGTAACACATAGAAGTCATTTGTAACACACTAAATGTATGTGTAACACATGATATTAAGGTTTTGATAAATGTACCTAGGTCTTGTGATCTAAGCGTGCAGTCTATCACACACTCTGAGAAATGTCAAGACCACACAGACACTTCCCCAACTGCACATGATCCCTTGACAGACACACTAAAATGCCCTATATTGTAAGGGTAGAGAAGAGATAATCATTACACTTACTAGTCCTGGGCATGACTGTAAACTGCTTAACTACACACACTAAATCTCATTTTTATTATGTCAAACACACAGATCTTTGATGCACTGGAAGCAGCAGAGAATGGCAGTGATTTGTTGATGGTACTGGAGGCAATTGCTGCACTGTACTGATACTTAGTGATGGTGCTATGTGTTACACATGGGTTTTCTTATGTGTAACACATGGATTCTATTTGTAACACATATGTGTAACACACAGATTCACAGTGGTTGACACATAGGGGGACATGTGGTAGACTGACAGTGTTGTGAATATGACAGTGATTAGGGGCGTTATGTTATGGTTGCCCTAGGGCGTAGTGGGGTCTAAGGATTAACCCCCCCCCCCTACGAAAAAGACCGGTCTAGTGCAACCTACAAAAGTATATTCCTGTGAGGTCTTTATTCGACTCATTTTTTAAGGCCCCCCATATATAATTTGTAAAAAGAAACCATTTAATGAAAAAAATTTCTGCTGAAAATTTTTACCACATATACTTGAAGGATAGATGTGTATATAATTGTTTAACAAAGAATCAGTTTGAGGCACACTGGAATACAATGAAAGCAATGGTGGGGTTAATGACCACTGATTATCAGGAAGAAGACTTAAGTTATGAGGTAGTGGAAACCCCATGTATGCGTGAAGAGAATAGTTATTGACAGCATCTATATAAACTGCTAAACTGAAGTGTAGTGAATTATCAATCATGGCAAAAGGATTTACTGTGAAAGCATCAGCACCCCCATCAAAGAATAAAGGACCTGAGTGGGACTATGATGCTATTAAGGCAAGGATGAAAGGCAAGACTATTGTATTTTGCCTACCAGGACGTGGAGTATCATATACATTTTTAAAGAACTTTGTACAACTGTGCTTTGATATGGTGCAGAATGGAATGAGTATTCAGATTAGTCAAGACTACTCTTCAATGGTTAACTTTGCACGTTGTAAGTGTTTAGGTGCTAATGTATTGCGTGGTCCTGACCAGGTGCCTTGGGATGGTAAACTTCACTATGATTATCAACTATGGATTGATAGTGATATTGTGTTTAGTACTGAGAAGTTCTGGCAACTATGTGATCTATCATTGAATGCAGAAGGTGAGGAGAAAGAAATCACTGCTGGTTGGTATAGTACAGAAGATGGAAAGACTACCTCAGTAGCACATTGGTTGGATGAGAATGACTTCAGAAACAATGGTGGTGTAATGAATCATGAGATGGTTGATAGCATTCAAAATCGTAAGAAACCATTTACAGTAGATTACACTGGATTTGGATGGGTAATGATTCAGAAGGGTGTCTTTGAAGATTTCAATGAGGATGGTACTAAGAAGTTACCTTATCCATGGTTTGCACCTAAGATGCAAGTATTTGAATCTGGTGCAGTACAAGATATGTGTGGGGAGGATGTCTCATTCTGTTTAGATGCTATTGAGGCAGGATATGAGATCTGGTGTGATCCACGTATTCGTGTTGGACATGAGAAGATGCGTGTTATTTGATGGGGTCACTCCTCTTTGTAATACTCTTCACACTCTTACTCATTACTGGTATGATGAGTGTGGGCAATAAAATGAACATTAAGTAAAAGGTTATTATGGCAAAAGTTAGGAAGTCACTGCTGGGAACAGTATTCATTGAATCCCAACCCAAGAAAACACGACAGGGTTCAGGGCAACATACAAAGTATGCTGCAACCAGCAGTAACAACAAAAAGAAGCGTTATAGAGGTCAAGGAAGAGGTTGATATACATGGGGGCAGCAATGCCCTCTTTTTTATGTTATAATTAAATCAGCGAAAAATCTCTAGTCTCTCTATGTCTTGTCTAATTACAAACCTTCCCTCTGTAGAGGTGTGGGTGCGAAAAGAATACCTTACAGATCATCAATCTGGTTGGGGTGAATTTGAAAAGGGTGTATGGGTAAGTGCTAAGTCTATTCCAGGACGTGCATTTTATTTTGAAACCTATCTACCAGAATATGGGGCAATGTATGATAAACTACCTATCAGTGCTTTTGTAAGTGAACCCAAGACACCTGATCCTGATATGAACTTACAGAATCTACAGTTCTGGAATTGTATGGATTATGGTGTGGTTGCTGTGACTAAACAGTTTATTGGGTCCATGAGTTATGAAGTCTACACACGAGATCATGGTACTATGGAAGGTACATATGTGTGTACATTAGATAACTATCATCAGGATCCTGATGTGGTTGATTATGCCACTTCTGAGAATCCTGCAGAACATAAGTCCCATAATCTTATTGAACTGGTGAATGGACAGTATGCGCTATATCCTAATAATAGAACGCGTATCTATGATAACAGTTTGACACCAGAAAAACCCAAAACCCCTGACTTCAAGGTATCTACTGAATATTATCAAGTAGAGAATGGATATGATAGGGATGGATTAGGTGATCAGGAAGCATATTTCTGGAAGACGTCAAAGGAAAGATTGAATGAAATTAATGATCTTTTGGATCCTCTTTAAAAATATACATAACCCCTATAAATAAAGACATATCCTAGTGTCTAGATTATGCCTGTTCAAAGGGTAAGTAAACCATTTAAAGATATAAGTGCAACGTTTCAATCAAATCCTTTGAACAGTGATTTAATTGCATTAAAAAATGAAAATGCAATTTCCAGATCAATTCGTAATTTAATACTGACTAAATTAGGTGACAAACCATTTCAACCTGATTTGGGATCTGAAGTATATGAATCATTATTTGAAACATTAGATCAGATCACTGCATCATCAATACAACAACAAATTGAAAATACTATTATTAAGTATGAACCTAGGGTAGAATTAAAGGATGTTCTTGTTAACGCAAACATTCCTAATAATGCATTTGATGTTTTAATTAACTATGAAATTATTGGTATTGAAGCATCCAGACAACAAATAACATTCGCATTAGAGCTCACTAGGTAAATGCCTTTAGTAAATTTCAGTAATCTAGATTTTAATCAGATCAAAACATCCTTAAAGGATTACCTTCGTGCGAATTCAAACTTCACTGATTATGATTTTGAAGGTTCTAACTTATCCTCAATTATTGATCTGTTAGCATATAACACATATATTAATTCATATAATGCCAATATGGTGACCAATGAGGTCTTCATTGATAGTGCAACATTAAGAGAAAATGTTATATCACTAGCAAAAAATATTGGTTATACACCAAGACCAAGAAGATCAGCAAAGGCACTAGTCTCATTTGCTATTGATGTCAGTGACACAACAACTGTTGCTGTTACCTTAAAGAAAGGTATTGTTGCTACAACATCTGCAACCTTTGGTGGTTCTAACTTCACTTTCTCAATACCTGAAGACATTACTGTTGGTGTTGATGAAAATGGATTAGCAATCTTTGATTCCATCACAATATATGAAGGTGTTTATATTCAACAAGAGTTTTCTGTAAACTCCAGAACACCTAATCAAAAGTATATACTTACAAATAGTGGTATTGATACTAATTTAATTAGAGTAAATGTCAAGGACTCAAATAATTCCACTATTGTAAGAAAGTATTCACAATCTAAAGGATTGTTTGATGTAAAAAGTGATTCACCTGTATATTACTTACAGGAAGTGGAGAATGAAAGATATGAAATCTTATTTGGTGATGGTATCTTTGGATTACCAGTACAAGAACCAAATGTAGTACAGGTTGGATATATTGTATCAAATGGAGAGAATGGTAATAATCTATCAAGACTATCCTATGCTGGTCAGTTAGTTAATAATAATGGTGCATCATTGACAACCAATATTACATCAATGGTTGTTGATCAACAAAGTTATGGTGGCGCACAGATTGAAAGTGTAGATTCTATTAAAAAGTATGCACCACAAATTTATGCCTCTCAGAATCGTGCTGTTACAACAGTAGATTATGAAGCAATGATTCCAAAGATCTATCCTGAAGCAGAGTCAGTTTCTGCTTTTGGTGGTGAAGATCTAACACCACCTAAGTATGGAAGAGTATTAGTTGCTGTTAAACCTATCAATGGTGTATATCTCTCAAGCACTATAAAAACAGACATTCAAAGACAACTTAAAAAGTATTCAGTTGCTGGTATTGTTCCAGAGATTGTTGACTTGAAGTATCTTTTTGTTGAGACTAATTCTTATGTTTACTATAATGAGAATAAAGCACCAAGTTCAACAACTGTTATTGGTGTTTGTAGAAATAATATCAATGCATATGCAGAATCATCAGAATTAAATCAGTTTGGTGCAAGATTTAAGTATAGTAAATATCAAAATGTTTTAGATAATAGTCATACATCTGTCACCTCTAATATTACAACAGTTAATATGCGTAGAGATCTGCAAGTTGTATTAAATGCATTTGCAGAATATGAAATTTGTTTTGGTAACAGATTCTATATTAATAACCATGGTCATGGAACACATGGTGGTGAAATTGGTTTTAACATCAAATCAACTGGTTTTAAAGTATCTGGTATTTCTGATACATTATATCTTGGTGATAGTCCAAATCAAGATTTGAAGACTGGTACTGTGTTTATGTTTAAACTGAACTCTGATACAGAGTATGTGATTGTAAAACAAAATGTTGGCACAGTTGATTATGTTAAGGGTGAAATTATCTTGTCACCAATTAATATCATTTCTACCGTAGTAAATAGAGGTGAGTCACTCATTGAAATCTCTGCTACTCCTTACTCAAATGATGTAATTGGTAAGCAAGATCTTTATCTTCAACTTGATATTTCTAATGTGTTTATTAATGCTGTAACAGATGAAATTGCATCTGGTGATGATGTTTCTGGAAGTAATTACATTGTATCTTCTTCTTACTCAAATGGAAAACTAGTAAGAGGAAAGGAGATTCTAGCAACTTCTCCTACAGTCAGAACAACAACAGCAGAACTTTTAACACAGCAACAGACAGTTACACAGTCAATCCAATCAGTTACTGTGACAACTGGAATGGATGGTTCAACAACATCAACAACAAATACATATTCTTACTAAGAAATGGCGGTAGATAGAGTACAAATTCAGGATGTATTATCATCCCAGATCCCTTCCTACATACAGGATGATTTTCCTTTACTTGTAAATTTCTTAGAAGAATATTATGTTTCTCAAGAAACACAAGGTGGTGTTCTTGACTTGATTGAAAATCTTGATAAGTATGTCAAAGTTGATGAACTTACCAACTTAAGGACAGAAGCATTATTGTTGAGTGATATCAATACCAATGCAACATCAATTGCTTTGTCTGCAGATACTAATTTTACATACGGATTTCCTGAAAATAATGGTCTGATTCAAATTGATGATGAAATTATTAAGTACAGAACTAAGACTGCAACCACCTTAGAGGGGTGTGTAAGGGGTTTCAGTGGGGTTACACAGTATAATGATACCATTGTATCAGATAAGCAGACATTTACAACATCTGTAGCAGCATCACATGAAGCAAATTCTACAGTTAAGAATTTAAGTATACTTTTCTTGCAAGAATTTTTTACAAAATTAAAGACTCAGGTTACTCCTGGATTTGAAAATAGAAGTCTTGCAGATAATTTAAATCAAAAAACTTTCTTAGTTGGTGCTGATAGTTTCTACAAATCAAAAGGAACTGATGAATCATTTAAGATTCTTTTTAAAGCAGTCTTTGGTGTTGATGTAGATATTGTCAAACCAAATGATCAGTTAATCAGACCATCTGATGCAAACTATGTTATAAGTCAAGATTATGTTGTTGAAAAGTATATGGGTGATCCCCTTGATCTTAAGAACAGAAC